TACTCATAGTATTTCGTTTTTATTTTATATATATATATATATAAATATTCAGATATTAATTTTTTTCACACACATTTTTAAAAAATTTTTATTCGTTCTTCGTATCAACATTTTACCTTAATTAACCGTACTGTGTATAACAAGGTGTATAAGAAAGTTTGCTATCAGCAGTTGTGGTAATTTGAAAGTTTATCTAAGCAAACCTTCTCATACACCAAATCGTTATGCACAGGTTTTTGACTTCTAAAAAGGAATATAAAACCATTGAAGTTGAAATACCAATAGGATTTACGAATTGTGGTGTTTCCACTTGTAATAACTTTATTGCAGATACAAATAATAGTGGAAATTGGGATACTTTGAAATTTCCACTACCAAAACCAAAATACAAGTGGAAAATCAAATCTTATAGAGGTGATATGGATAAACCCGAAAAGAAAACAGTTGTACTTATCGACTGTCCTTAAACTTGTGCATAACGTGTTTGGCTATGTGCAATGGCATAAACTGCATTAACTTAAAAGCAATAATAATATGATTAAATTTGGAGGTTTCGACAAACATGGAAAGGCATTACATATAGCCTGTGTTACCCACCGTTATTCTGATTTACCAATGAAAGGACTTGGCAAAAGTATGGAGGGCGTGGGGATAGATGAGCCTATAATTATTCCACAATCTGCTGCACTTGAAGGTGCGACTTGGGGATATACAGAAGCGGAAATTGAGCGTAGGGCTTACGAACTAAAAGCCGAAGTAAAATGGATGGAGTTACCACCACAAAATGCTACTGATGAGCGTAAGTTTCAGATGTGGTTTTCTAATGGTGGGTAACGGATGCAAATATAAAACGTTGCAACACAGAAGTAAATTAAATGAAACAAATTTTGAAAAGAGTATTTGGAATTTTTATCGTAATGAGCTTATTATTTTTGGGTGCTTGTACTACAAGCGAAACTAATGAAACTGATGTAGTTGATACAACTGTAATCGTTGAAACACTTGACACATTACCACCAGTGGTACCATTGGATACTGCTAAACAAATACTAATTGACACAACAAAAACAGTTAAGTAATTTAATATCTTATCCAACAAATAACCTCAGCCCCAAAAAAAATGGGGGCATTTTTGTTTTTTAGTTTCAAGATATAAAAAGAAATTACATATGAATAAAATAATTAAAAAAAAGTAAAAGGGAATGTATTTTACTATCCAATTTCAGTTGGGAGCCCAACTAAAGATAAATTCGCTTTTGAACACCCCGCAATATTCCCTGAAGAACTTGCTGAAGACAATATTTTAAGGTGAAGCAATGAAGGCGATATTGTTTTTGATTGCTTTTGTGGCAGCGGAACAACTTTGAAAATGGCAAAGCTGAATAATCGAAAAGCAATGGGTTGTGATATTTCGGAAAGGTATTGCCTTTTATCTTTTAAAAGGGTGGGAGGAAAAAAATATTAAGACGGCATAAATGGCATGAATGTTCAATTTTAGCATGTCTGTACCACTCGCCTGTAACGGTTGGTACTATAAAATTGTTTTAATGTTTTATAGCATGTGTTAATGAACGAAGTGAATAATTATAATTTTAAATTTTTTAGTGATGGCAAATCATCAATTTAAGCAACAAAAACAAGATGAGTATTATACAAAGGAATATGCAATAATACCATTATTGAAATATTTAAAACCAAATAGCCAAATATGGTGTCCGTTTGATACACAAGAAAGTAATTTTGTTAAGTTGCTTTCTAATAATGGACACCCAACACAATGGACACATATTTGGACTGGGCAAGACTTTTTTGAAACAGACCCACCAAAAGGAACTGAATATATTATTTCAAATCCACCATACTCTTTAAGGGAAAAGGTTTTGGAAAGACTATTTGGTTTTAAAATTCCTTTTGCTATGCTCATAAATGAAGCAGGATTATTCGATAGCAAAAAAAGGTTTGAACTGTTAAAAAATAATCCATTTGAAATAATGGTATTTGATAAAAGAATAGATTATATTAAAGGTGATGAAAATATGAGTGGAGTGCCTTTTAAAAGCATATTCCTTTGTAGTAATGTATTGCCTGATAAATTCGTCTTTGAAACGTTGGGAGAAAAATTTTAAATTTATAATTGCCACTAACTAGTTTATATGTATAATAAAATCATACAAATACATAATAATAAAGAATTTTAAGCTGTTTTTTATTTTTAAAACTTATACATAACTAAAAATTATGAACTTAATTAAGGGAAATTATATTTTTTTTTTATTTATAGTAATTTTAAATATATTTATTGGTATATGAGAGAATTAATTAAAAACTTATTAAGAGAGAATTTAAACAAGCAATCGTATAGAGATTGGATGAATAATATGCCAATAAAGAGCAAATATCAACGTTGGTCTCTTGAACATTCTGATAAAGCTAATAAATATTGGGCGTTATATTCTCATTTATATGATAAGATATTTGCCCCTTTACGTACTTCAGATGAGCTTAAAATAGTTCAGCTAATAATTCCATCTCAGTTGGAAAACAAAGAGGCTTTAGAAGCGTTTAAAATGTTTTCCATGTATAAGGAAGATGTATTAAATGGATTGATTCAGGAGGTAACGTCATTAAAATCTAATATTATTTAAGAAGAGGTTTCTAATATATTTTATTAAGAACCAAATATGTGACATTAAGTTATCGTAATAATTGGGATACATTTTCATTTCCTAAAAACAAAAGAAAATTTTTATATTTTATTGAAACTGGTGAGAAGTTGTAAGTTTAGATTTATTGTATAGCATCTAATTTTTATCCTATTTTATTTGTAAACAAAGAATATTTCTTTAACAAAATTTGATAAAGATTTTACATTCTTTACAATTAAGTTCAAGTCTTTAATTTCACCATCGCTGTATTTACCAACAAAAAAATTTGTTAAATCAATAACAAATTCGTATCTAATCTAGTTTAGTTCCATATTAATCAGTTTAATTTTACATTCATACAATAATGTGTATATGTAATTTTTTTATAACAATACAAATAAGTTTTGAAATTTTCAAATAAAAAACTAAATATACACCCTGCCGTTAGTGGTAATATTACGATAACATTTGAATTAAGTATTTAGTGGTTCATCAAAAATCACATTCCAACTATCTAATGGTTGCCACTCACCATTCTTAGTCATTATTTCTAAATCTGATGATGGTACGTTTTTGAACGTAATATATTCATCACCTTTATTATTTACTATTTTTTGGGATAATTGATAATCATCAGTTAATTTAGTTCTCAAAATACACATTTTACTAATACCACCTTTTGATTTGGCGTAATACTTTGCATAATTCAAATCATTTGTAAAACTAATTGATGGTCGTTCTTCACCTGTTTTATTGGGCTTCATATAACCATCTCTTTGAATATTCAACGCCTGTCCTTTGCCTGTTCCGTGATAAATATAAGTATTGTTATTTACCATTTTATCTAGTTTTTCTTTGATAGTAGTTCTTATAAAATTTCTTAATTTCATTTGTTTTTTATTTTATATATAAATATTAAAAATATTTAAATTTTTATTAAATAAACCGTTTCTAGATTTCAAAATATTCACCTTTAACTCAGAACTTTACTCCTGCTCTATAATTTATTTTTTTTATTTTGACATATCTTTTTAATAAAAGAATTCATTACCTTTATTTACAAATTCTTATGATAAGGTTCAGAAACAGAGATTTTACCATCAGTGATACAAAGAAATTGTCCAGTCGTCCCAATTGTATCAATCAACACTATTTTGTTGTTAATACTAATTAGTTGCTTTTGAATAGTATGCCCGACAACCTGAATAAAATCATCCAAACAATCAGCATATAAACTTCGTGGTCTTACCCAAATCGGCGATTGTTCAATATCATCCCCATAAGGGCTATTATTTATACCACTTGTAAATCTAAAAGCTAAAGGTTTGTATTTAAATAAATCGTTTATAAATAAGTCTAACGATTCTTTGCCCGTATATCCTGTATTTTTCAACCAAGTTTTGGTTATACCTGCGTGTGTAAAAATATAATTATCATGAATTAAACACATTTGCATTAAATTATCATTCAATGCTTTATCCAACATTTCTGATATATCTATTTTATGCAATGGTTGAAAACCACTATAAGTTTCATTTATAATTCTTAAATAATGGTAATCATGGTTCCCGAAAAGCAAAACAACTTTATCCATATTAGCTTTTTTATACTCAACCAAATCTTCAAAATTTGATTTCTGTTGTTCAGGCGAAATGTCTTCGTGAGTATCAAAATAGTCGCCAACAAATATTACTTTATCAAATTCAATATTAGAAATTATTTGTTTCCAATCTGTTCTACCGTGAATATCACCAATTGCTATTAACTTCATTTTTAATTTTGTTTATTATTTAAATTTATATTTATATATGAAAAACAATTTTCGTTGCGAAATATTTCGCAACGAAATTATTCACAATGCATTGTTTAATTAATATATTTTTTTTATAATTTAAAAAATTTTTTTAATGCTGGGATTTTAGATACTTCCTCTCTAAATTTTTCTTTAGTGATTTTTTCTTTTTTAATATATTTCACATAATAATAAAAAGAATTAAATTTAGAACTAAAAGGTCTAATAATAAAAATGAGCACTAAGTAATTAATAATTTTCATTTTAATTTATTTTTAATATTAACAATGTTTTATTACAAGATACTCATACAATACAGCAGAAAAAGATGTATTTCTATGATTTTATTATATATATATTGCATTAAAACGACTATATATTTGCAAACGTTATAGCACATTAAAACGATGATATAACAACAAATAAAAACAATTAGACATTATCTTCCAATTTACGCAAAAACTTCATTAATTTATCATTAAACTTTCTAACAACCTCAGTACTTTCCATGTCTATTGGTCTCATAATTGAAGATGCTTCTTTCAATAAAGTTTTTGCTTGCTGTAACCTCTTTTTCAAGATTTCGTTTTCTCTTTTAAGTTCCATATATTTAACTGTTTTTATTTGCAACCGTTATATACAAATGTTAAATTGATACTTCTAATTTAATTCAATAAATAAAGCAAAAATAATTTTTTAAAACAATTAATTTTTTAATTCAAATATATCAATTATTTCAATAATATCCAAATTATTTGTCGCCAAAATATAATCCCCCCACTTCAATCCTTCATTTTTCTTATTTTCAAAATTATATGAAATAACACAATCATTACCATTAATCACCATCAATTTTTTAATATCACTTCTATTTTTATCTATAAAAGTATTAGATGAATACCAACCATTTGAATTTAATATTAATGGTTTTTTCGTGTGTATTTTACATTTATAAATATATGGTCTACCACCTTCTCTAAGTACTAAATCTTCCGCATATTCCTTTGCTGTTGAACCATATATTCCTGGTTTTATGTATTGTGTGAAATATATACCAAGTTCGCTTTGTTTCCAATTTTTACCCATGTTATCCAAAGTGAACTTTTTAAAGTATTTATTAGTTCCATGATACCAATATTCTGGTAGTTCGTGCTTTTGGTCATTTGCATTTTCATTTAAATATTCTTGTATTCTAGTCTTAATAAGTTCTCTAAAATCTTTCATTACTTTATTTTACATATAAATATTTTAATTTAAAAATTCTGATATAAAATTCTTTTTGTTTTTGTTTCTGACTCTAATTGAGCTTTCTCTGAAATTCACTGCAACTTTATATGACAAAGTGTATATGTAATGTGAGGTTCGATGGTTAATTCAAAATTTCCACTTTTAATTAGCATTTGTAGTTAGATGAAATTCATTATTTAAAATCTCACACTACATATACAAATAACCGTTGTGTGTGATATTTTAAACTGCCACCGAATTATTAGTTATTGTGAAATTTATCACACTTTCTATACCATTTTCATCTTCAAAAAAAACTTTACCGAATGTGCGTTTATTTTTAGTTTCTATTTCCGAAACTTTGGTATCAAATCGTAAGTTTAAATCTAATTTTTCTTGTAAAATTTCTTTTAATCTATCCTTTGAATCAAATAAACAATCTGTAATGAAAGATTTTACAATAATTCTCACTAACATTCTTCTATAATTTTTGTCTTTTAATTTTACCATAATTTTAAATTTTAAGTTGTATTTTATTTATATTCTATTTTTTTATTATTTAAAAAATCTGATAAATTCATAAAATTAGCTTTTTTGTAAACTGACTATCATTAGCTTTATATTATTTATATCTGATTAAAATAGCATCTTTCTTTAATTTAAGATAATTTCACTTTAACAAATATACCATAAATTAACTAAAAAGTCAAGTTAAAAAAAAAATGAATACAATTCTAGGTTTATTATACATATAAACTACTTATATGTATTTTTTTTTTAACATCACTTACCGTCTGCGAATCAATGGTCACACCAAAACCGTGAAAATAAAAATCGCCCAATCCACCACTATTAATTATAAGTTTATAGTTAAAATTAGAATGAATTAACACAACTTGCGTTCCATCATCTATTTAAATATTATCACTTTTGGTACCTATGAGGTCGAGAAAATACCACATACTTTCTATATTATCCATACCATTTATTGTATAATCAATGATTCTACTATTATTCTCACCAAACTCAAACATTTCCTTTATAGAGTTTGGTATTTAATAAATTGATGTTCTCATTGCTTATCTGAATTTTATTTGGGTTTCAAGTTAAATTCCTAAACTAAAAAAAACGAATATGAAAATAATTTTCTACAATATAACCATCTTTTACTTTAACAAAAAATGTTATTTCATAGTTCGGTGTTAAATTTTTTGAAGAATAATGATTATATAATAAATCATGCATTCTTTTTAAATCATAATCTATTACAATATCACCTTCCACATACATTTCATGTCCACATGAGCAAGTTGTATTAAACCCATTATCTCGTAATATTTTTACGATTTCTCTTATAGGTTCTTCAATATTTTCTTCATACCAATTCATTATTTAAAAAAATTTAATTTAATTATACATGACAAATTATAATCCCCACACTCTTTAAGACGTACCCATTTGTACATATAGCAATTCTTCTACCTTTACCTTGTTCATTAATACCCTTAATATGTTATAAAACAATTTCATTGATTGTTTTACACTTACCACACCCCATCTGTACATTACAGTTTTCATTTTATATTTTTTCCAATTATAGTTGCAACCATATATTTTAGCATCTGGTGTATTTAATTTATTTCCGTATGCTACTAATATATTTGATAATTCACTTATATCGTTAGGCGTTCCTTTTTCATCAACCCATTGGTGAATGAATAATAACATATCATGTTTGTTATTTTCCATATATATTTAACATCAGTTACATAAACACATCCCTTACGTTCGATTTATATGATTTTATCATATATATATAAACTAGTTAGCACCAATACTACAGAAGTATTATTAAATTCTTCTATTCCTTCATAAGTATAAATATTAATTTTAAGGTGGTCATTAATCCATTTCTCAAAAATCTCATATTTATTATAACATAAAAATATAAATTTTTTTGGAGTAATTTTTGTTAAATTAGGATGATTATTAATTGTTAGATTAAACTCATTTAGATTAATATCATAACCATGAAAAATAAACACATCAGCAAATTGTGCTGGGGTTAGATTATTAATCCATTTATAAACATTTTTTTCAAAATTTTCATTATTTTTATTAATTATAAATATAATGGGTTTTAAGAAAAGAATTTTAATAGTAGCAACAAATGGCACTATTATAATTGCTAAAAGAAGCATCCAAAAATATGGGCAAAGATTTTTAATATTAGTATTAATAATTTTGCTACCATAAACGTATTGATTTAATTTAAAATGCCAAGATTTTGTTGATAATTTAATGAGGGATAATTTTTCTTCCATGGTTTAAAAGTTTAATTTTTTACAAATATATGTAATTTATTTTTAAAAAACAAGTTTTTTTTTCGAAATTTTTAAACATTAATTTAGTTGTTTCTAAAAATTCGTCTATAAGTTTCCCAAATTCTGTACTCAATCATGTTTAATATTTTGTGTATATGTATCAGCACAACTTTCTAGAGCTTTATTGAAAATTGAAGCAAGCATAAATGCCAAACATCCACACCTATCATTCAATGCTTGAATGAAATGTGTTACACTTTGTAATTGTTCTGGAGTTAAATCATCTTCATTATTAATAAAATATTCCACTAATCTTTTTGCTTCAATAAATGCTAATTTTACCATATCCGTTTAATTTTAGATAGTTATTAAAATATGTTTTCTAAAAAAACATCATTAGAAGTTATTAAGGTATCATTTTCTTTTATCATACGATTAAATTCATTGATTTTATCTTCGACCTCAATTATTAATTTTTCAGGTGCTAACTTATTATTGAATCCTCTAAATTGATTAAGTTTAATAATATATCTTGAAGTTTCATCGTCATATACTTTATTTAATTCAAGAGTATATTCATTAATGGAATATATTCCACTTAAATGTGAATTAACCCTATTAACATATGTTCCAACGCAATGTTTTCTTTTCATACCTTCATATACTAACTCTTTACTACTATCTAAAAGTTTATAGCCACTAAATTCGGCAAATTTTTTATAAATAATGTGGTTATTTAATGGCATATTTAGTTCAGAATAAGTGATATCGGTAATAATTTTTGACATTTTGTCATGTTCTTTCTTTAATCTTTTAACGCTCCAAGATAAATTTATCTTATTATTCAAAGTTTTGGCCATTGATAACGAATCATATAGAATATTAGTATTATCTATTTCAAAAAAATCAAAATTAAATTTATGTATATTTGTTACATAATCAGCATATTCATTAGAAATTTTTCTGAAAGTGTGACGATAGGTTATATTTTCATGTATTTTTTTTGCTAATGGATATGTAACTTTATAGGTAAATTGAAGCATTTTTTTAAGAGATGTTAATTTGTGTTTACTTATATAATTAAATGATTTGTTTAATAAAAGTTCATGTTTTACCATTATTTCTAATGGTGGAAAGATTTTTATTAAAAAATTAATAACATTTTTATTGTTATCTTGCGAATATATATCATTTAATGTTAATGGTTTAATTTTGCCATTAGATTTACAGAAAAATCCATTACTAGTTTTATAAATAGAAAATATTTTTTTTTCTCTGTTATAAATAATGTTATTTTTACTTATACCCCATTTTTTAAAATACCAAGCAATTTCAAAATCACCATTAGTGCTAAAAAAAACAACAACTTTTTTTTTTATTAATTCAAATGGATTAATTGACCCGTTGTATAATATAACCCTAGCTTTATATTTATCTTTTCGATAAATATCTAGAAATTTATCTACATTTGGATTTTCTTTTTCAGCTAAAACAATGTAATGACTAAATTCTTTCATATCTTTATTATTCTATAATTTAATTTTTCTTCGATACAAAGATATAAAAAAAAATTTAAAAAAGCAAATACAAAAAAGAAGAATAATTAAAAATATCAATTAATTTGATTTTTTAATTAATTTATCATATATTTGTTAATACAAATAAGAGAATTACTAAATATAAAATTATGTGGATAATAACTATCATAGGATTATGCTTATTGCAAGCTGTATTACATGCAACATTTAAAACTTTAATTGAAATTATTTTGTATAAAAAATAATTTTTATTGTGAATGATACAGGAAAATATATAATCTTATGCTATGACGTTATATATCTAGCATCATTTTCATTTTAATTTTTAAGATTAAATTAAATTTGGTATAGCCTTTTTTAAAACTTCTTACGATATTTATCATTAAAATTTTTTATAATCACCAAAAACCAATAATAATACTTAAATTATTTTATGATTCTAAATTTACTTTAAATTAATTCGTAAGTTAGTTTATATTTTGAATTAAGAGTTATGAAAATGTAATAATCCCAATCAATTTCAATAATATTTTGAACTTTTGAGGTTTTAATTATTATTTCTAATTCTTTATTTACGAGCATAAATGATTCGCCTTCTTCTGGTAATCTAATAAACATTCCCTCAAAAGTGTTACTAGCAGCGGTATTATTTTGTAATTCTTGATTTTTAATTTTACCGATTTTTTCTAGTTTTCCTTTGTACATAAAACATTATAATTTAGTTAAAGTTTATTTAATTTATTTTCTGGAAACTGCTACGAGGCAATCTAATTTAGGTATCATTAATTCTGATTGTGGTGTTAAACAAAATAAAACAGATGTTGCTTTATTTACATGTATTTTACCAGTGCTCTCATGTAACAATATTAGATTTTTTTCTGGTATATTAAAGTAAGTTATTTCAAAGTTATCATTTATTGGTGTAACCAAACAATAATCGTAATTTTCTTTAAATTGAGGATTTTCTACTCCTTCAAAAAAACTTTTAGGGACAATATTTGTTTCCATTTAATATAATTTAGTTTTTTTATTATTTATTTAAAATTTCCTTAACAACTTTAGATGCAATTGTTCCATCGTATTGATTATTATAATTATCTTTCAGATATTTCATTATTAAACCTATGGATTTTTGGTCTTTTAAGTCATTTTTTTCTATATATGATTTAATTACTTCTTTTATTTCTTCTTCATTCATAATATGTGGTAAGTATTTTTTTAAGTATTCATTTTCATTTGAACAATTAGTAAGAAGATTATTTTCCATCATTTTTTTAATAACCTTTATAATTTCGTCATCGCTAGGGTTTTTATTTATTCTGTCCAATTCTCCTAAGAGTGTGCTTAAAACGGTTTTTCCGAGAGTGTCTTTTGCTTTCATTGCCGTTAATCTGTCAGCTAAAATTTCTTCTTTAATTCCCATATATCTTCTAATTAATTGCGATGTTATAATTATAATAATGAATAATTAAAAATTCAAGACAAATATATTACTTTTTTAAGCAAGATGCAATTTTTTTTGAAAAAAATTTTGTTTATTTGAATTTTTTTTTGTATCTTTGCTGAAATAATTATTTTTATCTAATAAAATTAATATAATGAGTGAAATAGATTTAACTGTCATAAATGGCTGTAAATTAAATAAAAGAAAAAGCCAAGAACAATTGTTTAAATTACTCTACAATCCTATTTTAAGAATATGCATGATATATGCTCATAATAGAGAGACTGCAGAAGATTACCTTCAAAATGGTTTTATAAAAATATTTAATAATATTTCCAAATACGATGGAAAAGGTAATTTTGAAGGATGGGCAAAAAGAGTTGTAAGAAATATGATTTTTGATGAATTAAGAATTAAAAAACAATTCATGTTTATCGATGACTTAGAATTAACTAACATTCCTGAAGATGTACCCGAAATAAATGAAAAATATTATAACGTAAACATAGAAGATATTATTACTATAGTCCAATCATTACCAACTAAATTAAGAACTGTATTTAATTTAAAAGTCTTTGAAAATTTAACTCATAAAGAAATTAGTGAATTACTTAGCATTTCGGATGGAACATCTAAGGCTTATTATCATCGTGCAAGAATTAAAATTATAGAAAGATTAAATAAAATATTAGAAAATAATTAATTGAGTTATGAAAAACAGAGAAATTGAAAGAAAATGGTTAGTAGATTATAAAAATATCCCTAAATTACCGAATATACCACATACTGAAATTGTACAAGGTTATATACAAAATATTCATGGTGATTATATTTTCCGTTTAAGACAGTGTTTATATTTTTCTTCAAATAACAGTTATATCGGTGAACAATACTTTCAAACAATTAAAGGTAAAAGTTCAATGATTCGTGAAGAATATGAAATTGAATTATTTAAAACACAATTTAATCAACTTTGGCCTTTATGTAAAGATATATCTATCCATAAAAAAAGGTATGAAATAATTTTAGAAGAAAATAAAATACATGCATACCTTGATTTTTATAAAAATAAGTTAGATGGATTATATACTATTGAAGTTGAATTTGATAACGAAATTGATTGTCGATTATTTGTAAAACCTGATTGGTTTGGATTAGAAGTGACTGAAGATTTACGGTATACAAATTTTAAATTAGCAATTGATGGCATACCTAAACAATTAACTAACTAGTAATAAGATTTAAAAATAATTTCAAGAAATAAATATCAAAACTCAAAAGCATAATTAGAATGATTAAAAAAGTAAAACAAGTTATTGTTTGGAGAAATGACCTGAAAGTTCGTAAAGGTAAATTAGCAGCACAAATAGCACATGCCTCTACGGCATTATTACTTGATGCTATGAAAATAACCGAAAGAGGTGAACATGTTGGTGTTAAAATATGTCGGCGTTTATTAGAATTTAGGAAAGATAGTCCATGGGATAAATGGATTAATGAAGGCTTTACAAAGATTGTTCTTGGCTGTGAAAATGAGAATGAATTGCTTGACTTATATGATAAAGCAAAATCACAAAAAATTCCATGTGTTCTTATTACTGATGCTGGTTTAACAGAATTTAATGGGGTTCCAACTAACACTTGTATTGGAATTGGACCTTATTGGTCTGATGATATTGATAAAATCACTGGACATTTAAAACTATTATAATATGGCGACTAATTTAGATAAAACTGTTACTCGTGAATCAAAAGAAATTATTAAAGGTAGAAATATTATAGTATCGATGACTGATGACCAAAAAATTTCAATGAAACTTAAAGGAATGAAATCAGGCACTGTTGATATTAAAATTAAAGATTTATATGAACAATTAGCTGAAAGTTCGGATAATATTGAAGAATTGAATGAAAATGATGAAGATATGTTAATTTCAATAGACCATTCGATTAAAGAAAAGAAAAATAGTAATAATCCTTTATTTAGTTTACATGATTTTAGGTCTCAGTATTTAATTTCACCAGATATACCCTTAGAAATTAAAGTAAAATTGGAAGGTATTATTGTTAGATTAATTGAAGAAACTAAAAAAGGTAAATTATGATATTATATATTTTTTTTATGTTATTAATCATATTTTGTGTTAGTTTTTTATTTTATCGTTTACATAAAATGAAAAATAAAAAACATATGACTTTAGGTATTATAACTCTTAAAATACCTGAAAGCGATAATAGCGATATTTATAATATTTCTAAGTGTGAATGTGTGGCTAAAATAAGACCTATTGGAATTTATTATGAAAACAACACAATGGAAATAGAAATTGTTGATATTATTAATTTTCGTAATAACACTAATAGAGATAAAGAATATGCTAAAAATTACTTGAAAAAGAATTTTAAACTTATTCCGACTAAAATGGTTGTTTGGCAAATATATAGACCATTATTATTAATTGAAGAAAAAGAACTTCATGATTTATTAAACAATAAAGAAATCACAATTAAAGATTCTATTATTCGACTATCAAAAAAATACACCCATGATGAATTAGTTAGAGTGATGGTTAAATAGAACTAGATGTTAGGTATTCTTTATATTTAAAATGTGGGTTAATCCATACTTTACCACCAGCTGCAATTTTACTAATATTATCTACTTTTAATAGTCTAAAGTCAATACCAGAACCACTATTTGCCTTTGGTTCGAAAAAACTTGGTCTAAAAAATTCTCCATATTTTTCTTTAATTTGAGCCATGCTAATTTCTTCTTTTATGTTCCCATTCTCGTCTAATACTTTTATTACCGATGATATTACTTTAGTTGGAATAATGGGTAATACTAGATTCCCAGATTTATCAAATTCAAGAACTTTATAACCTTGAACCTTTTCGAATTCACCTTTTCTTTGTTGTATAATCCATTCAGGATTTTTTAATTCAACAGCTCTATCGTATGTTTGTCCAAATCTAAATTCATATTTTGTGAATTTTAGAAATTTTCCTAACATTGGATTGGTTTTTGGTTTTGCTAAATATACATCTAATGTAGATGTATAATTAACAGTAGCTATAGTGTTAAGTCTAGGGTCATTTTCAATGAAATTAAAAAAGTCTAAAATTTCATCTGCTTCTGTTAATAAATTTTCATTAATATAACCTTTTTGAATAAGAAAAGATTCCTCAAGTCTCTTATTCGCTGCTTCTATGTGTTTTATTTTATCAAATCGTCTCATATTTCTTTTTTATTAATAAATATCAAATATAATCTAAAATTAAATGTATATAAAATTCTATAAATAAATACTGCAATAATGTATAAATAACATGTATAACCAGTTTTTTTAAAAAATAATTAATATTTATTAATAAACATTTTATTAAATGAGAAAAAGAATTAAAATATCTGAAAGTCAATTGAAATTGCTTCAATCAGTAACAGAAGAAACTCCAGATATGAAAAACTCTGTTAGTAAGGAAGAATTAACCGCTGAATATGATAAACTAGTTGAATATAAAAAAAATGTCTTTAATAAGATGGATAGGTATTATAATTTAATTACCAGTTATTCTATCAATGAAATCATTAAAAACAAAGAAGTCATAGCTAAATTAGATTTAATATATAAAGAAATAGAGAAAATCGAAGCAAATTCATATCAATTATCCAGTAAAATAGAAAATAAAACCGAAACTTTATCAGATGAAGAATTTGATAATTGGGGTAATAAACTTGAAATTAACGCTAACCGTATTAATAATGATATATGGTGGAAAAAAACAGCATTAGAGGATTTAATAAATATGATTAAAGACATGGTTGATGGGTATAATGAAAAAGAGATTGATAAATATTTTAAGGAAAATAATTTGGATATAAAAATATAATTAAAAAAAATAATAAAAAAAATCCCGAATTATTTGGCAATTCGGGATTTTTTTATTATCTTTGTAGAAAATTTAGGAATTATGAAAAACTTTTTTTTAATTTTAGCAGTCCTTTTAATAGGATTATTCAGTTGCAAGAAGAATGAACTGGAAGATTTCAATCAAACAACGATTGATACAACGAATCAAAATCCTCTTCTTATTTATGGAAGATGGAAACTCATAGACGGAAGAATGTATTTTCGTAATTTGGATTTAGCTGTGTGGTATAGTTGTGCCCATTTTGGACCAAATAGAACTACATCTTGTTTAAGATATTCTGGCTTTATATATGAAATTGAGTTAATTAAAAAGGATACAACTGTTTGGGAATTCAAGCCGCCTCAATAACGCCATATTACGGGAAATTTATATTAAATTATGATTATCAACACCCTTACATGTTTTATGTGTACCATAAAAATTGGTCTATTATCCAGATAGGTGGTTCTTCAAGACCAATAAAAGTTTATAAGGTTTCAAATAATCAAATTATGATTCAAATTGAACAAGTTTATGAATCAATAAGAGGTTATAATTATACATATTTTAGTGAATTACTATTTGAAAAAATATAAATATGGGATTTTTAAGTGAAGGAAAAAAGTAGAAAAACGCTTTGCTAAATTATTCAATAATGTTGAATTTTCTAGCGAATCGGATGATATTAATAAACACTTTGATTTAACTATAAAATATAAAGTGGATGTTAAGAGTTTAAAAAAGGTTTTAAGGAGTGATGATGGTCCGAATGAAAATGTCCATTGGGTTGAATTGGTTAATGTTAATGGTGATAAAGGTTGGCTATATGGTGAGGCTGATTTTTTTGCATTTGAATTGGAAGAATATTGGGTAATTGTATCCAGAGAAAAGCTAATAAAATTAATCGAATCAAAACTTGTTAAGAAAGAAACTATCATTCCGATTAAATACCATTTATATTCAAGAAAAAATAGAAAAGATAAATTAACATTAGTTAAAACATTAGATTTAATGTATATTTCTGAATGTATATTGAGGAAGAGATGATTTAAAATATTTGTTAGTATTTATACTTAAATTTGGAGTTATGAAAAAAATGCTATTAGGAATAGCGATAGGAGACGCTTTAGGAGTTCCTTATGAGTTTAAATCTAGGAATGAGATGAAAATAAGTCCTTGTGTTGACATGGTTGGTAATGGTTCGCATAATCAACCTGTTGGAACATGGTCAGATGATACGTCACTAACACTTTGTACGGCTGAAGCAATAGCAGAAGGGTTTGATTTAGAAAAATTGGCAGACAAATTTGTTAATTGGAGATATAATAATTATATGGTTGCAGGCAGTGAAGTTTTTGACGTTGGCCATACCAGTTCTTTAGGCATTAAAAATTTATTATATCGTAAAAAGAATAAAATGAAGCCTGAAGATTGCGGTATTTTGGATATGGGTTCTAATGGTAATGGTGCTCTTATGAGAATAATGCCATTGGCTTGGTATATTTATCTAGAAAATAAAGAAAATAGGATGTTTAGAACCCATATGGAAAGGTTTAATTTTGTTTCAAAAGTTGCTAAATTAACACACGGTCATTTTATTTCATCAATGGCTTGTCATATTTTAGTGGAATTTGCAATTCAGTTAATACATAAAGGTCATTTAATTGATAAAATACCTGTTGAACGCATGTGGCTTCAGACGGCATCGGTTTATAAAAATTTCATTGATTCTAATAAAGATGTTTTTGATGAAGATTATATTAAGGTTTTTAACCGTCTTTTAAGTCCAAATTTTAAAGATTTGCCTATGGATAATATCTATGCTGGTGGATTTGTAATTCACACATTAGAAGCGGCTATATGGTGTTTATTAAATACTTCTAATTATAGAGATTGTGTACTTAAAGCAGTAAATCTAGGAGAAGATACTGATACTACAGCAGGAATTGCTGGTGGATTAGCTGGTATTTTATATGGCGAAGAAGGAATTCCGAGTGAATGGAAAGAAAAACTTTTGAAAAGAGAATTAATTGAAAGTATTGGATATAAAATGTTAAATTTTTTAAATGTTGAGGAAGAGTTATGAATAAAAAAATAGTTGTTCCAACATATAAACAAATGAAACGAAATAAGTTTTATGCTCATTTAATAATTATTTTTGGATTTATTGTTCTTGCATGTAACGCCTTTATTTATCATAATTTTTTATTAATGATAATTTGGATGTTAGTTATATTTTTAAATGTTTTAAAGCTTCGTGTCATTGATGAAAAGATTGAATTAAGGGATTTAGTTAAGAAAAAATATGAAAATGATAATAACATTATATTGACTAGGGAAGAATTTGATGATATAATTATGAAAGACCCAGATGTTTTAAAATAACAGGATTTATATTATTAGCATTAGTACCAAATACATTTTCTAAAATATCGAATAGCTCATAATAAAGAAGTTTTAAATCATTATTATCATTTATATAATATTTTTTATCTTCTTTACCAGTAAAACCGCTAGAAATGTAGATTCCACGCTTAAATCGTCTACTACCATCTTTTTTTAATTTAGTTATAGGAAAATGACGTTGTAGAAATTTTAACATCATCAATTTTAATTCTTCATCCATTAATAAATTTATATTTTAATAAGATATATAGATAACTATTTAAGCATTGGCTTTTTATAGTAACAAGTATAAATATTTTTATTAATAAAATAAAGAATAATTTGTATATTTTTTAAAAAAGTAGTATATTTGTGCATATGGATGAACGTTTAAAAAATATGGTATTTATTAATATCTGTGAGTCTTGTTATGTTCATTATACGAAAAATAATACGTTATCTAATTTTCAAATATGGTGTAATTACCATAAAAATTATATCTGTGGTAATATAAGCGGTAAAAATATTCCAAAAGAAATTATTAATCTTGAATTTGAAATTATTAAATATCTCGATGAGATATATGGATTTTCAGATGATGAAGCATTAACACTTATTTATGAATTTTTTAAAGAAAATAAATGGGAAGAAGTATATGAAATAGCAAGATATACTCTTTATTTGCAACAGCATCCTCATTTATAATTTTTTTTTTGCATCATTTATTTGATATTTATATCAAAATGGTTATATGAAAAAGAAGATAATGATAACAGAAAAACAATTAAATATAATAATTGAAAATGAAACCATTCAAAACAGAATAGTTAAAACTATTGTTAATTATCTTAGAAATTATTATGAACCGATTATTGCCATTTTTCCTGATAAAAATGACTATACAACTGGTGGATTAATACATAATAATATTGATGGAACCACTCTTTCTCCTAAAGCATTAAAGGAACGTTTAAAATACAAATTTGGGGATTTAAGTGATGAATTTTTAGAACAAATCATTTCAGATTGGTTTAACGATAAAATCACTGATGATTATTTATTATCAAAACCAGTTTCAATGTAACAAAATATAATGAAAGTTTTAAAATATTTTTTTTTCATTTTTTAATTAAAAAAGTTTATTTGTTTTATGCATGGAATTAATTTTAAAGTAAGTTATGTACCGACATTACCAGTTCAAGGGCATAATCCAAAATTAACAATATTTGGTGACACGATTAAAAATTTTAGTGTAAGATTTATAGATAAAAAAACTGGTGCAACTTTTATTGGTAATTGTAAAACGAATGAGACAATAATCGGACAAAGACAATGGTTCACAGAATGGATTATTCAAGTTTTTAATGAAAATGGTGAATTAGTTTATTTAAATGAATTTGACCCAACATTTAAAACTGTTTTTGTTAAATTAGACGCGTATGCTCTTGGGGATAACATTGCTTGGATGCCGTATGTCGAGGAATTTAGAAAAAAATATTATTGTACAATGATTTGTTCAACGTTTTGGAATGATTTATTTGAGGATGAATACCCAGAAATTTTATTCGTCAAACCAAATACGGAAATAAAGAACGTTTATACTCAATTTTATATTGGAGCTAATGATAAAGAAAATATAAAATATTCTCCAATAACATCTAATAACAATCCGCTACAAAAAATAGCTAGTGAAATTCTTGGACTTCCATTCATTGAAATTAAGCCTAAAATAACAATTCGTAATTCGCGATTTGAGAATTTTGGACCTAAATATGTAACATTAAGTGAGTTTGGTAGTTCACCTAAAAAATCTTGGGGGAATTCTTGGCAGCCTATTGTAGATTATTTAAACAGTAAAGGATATAAAGTAGTTGTTATATCTAAAGAACCAACACAATTACAGAATATCATTGATAAGACGGGGGATGCACCAATTGGTGAAAGATTGTATGACATAAAACATGCGGTATTTCATATGGGTGTAAGTTCTGGTTTATCTTGGGCGGCATGGGCTCTTGGTACTCATACATTAATGGTTAGTGATTGTACTCCGCATTATCATGAATTTCAAAGTAATATTACCAGAATAGGTACTAATATTAATGGTAAAGTTGATTACGAAAATTTTTCTACTACACCTACTGAAATTGTCCTCAAAGCGGTTGAAAAATTGTTATCTGATTAGATATTTATGGAAAAATAACATCTCTTAAAATAGGGTGGGGTATGAAAATTAATTCTAATCCTCAAATTGTTTATCGTTCTAATTTTCTCGATAAAATATACAATAAATTTGTATCCACTAACATAATAAAAAATGAATTAGATGAAGAAAAATGGGAGATATATAAATCATTATTTTCTTTATTTAAAAATGAATATGCAAATATTGCTGAAGAAATTCAATATAGAATAACTGGTGGTGAAAATCCTAATAAAGTTTTTTTGGACATATTAAATAGAGAAAAAGACTTACCGATTGAGATTTCTATGTATAAATCATCTCTTATTGATATTGAAAATAAAGAATGGATTGAAAAATTTTGCTAAAAAATTGACCTTTATTAAAAAATATCGTATTTTTGTAGAAATAAATCTAATTATGTACGATAACAAAAATAAATCACAAAATCGTCTAATTTTTTTAGCTAAAAAATTTGAAGTGTTTACTGATGAAGAATTTGAAACAATTATAGAAAATAATAAGAATAATGAAGAAGTTAAGCTTTTTCCGATTAAAAACCATAATGATGAAATATTAGCAATTAAATGGGTTTACTTACCTAATGAAGAACGAAAAAGGAGTTCAATTAAAGTTACAATATCTATTCGTTTATTTAAATCAATGATATTTAGCGACCCAACTGAAAACAAAATGTTTTTGCATTGGATGTTGAATACTTTTGTAAGAATGATTAAAGATGATGAAATTAAATCAGCAATACAATTTGCTGATGAAGATTTAGATAATGCAAAGATTTATCTTCAATTATTTGAAGCGAACAAACGAAAGAAAAAGTTTAATGATTGGGCATTAAAAAATGAGTATCGTAAATGGAAAGCATATCACGAAAATGGTACTATTAATGAATGGAAGGCTTTAAAATACGACCCTGCAGATATTAATCATTATAAATCATTGTCACAATTGTTTGATGCTATCGACCCTTTTATTGAAAGAATACCATCAAATTTGGAGAGGGCGATGAATCATTTTGTATCAATTGGAGAAGCAGAAATTCCTTATAGAGATAGGAAATGGACAGTGTTTATTCCATTAACAAGAGATGCTAATGTTGTATTCGATAAATTTGCAGGTTGGTGTACTTCTAAACCAAATAATGGCATGTTTGAAAGATATACAGCTGGATATAAAAGACCTGATGGTAAAAACAGCACTATATATATTATAGTAAACAATAAAGTATTTGATGGAGAATCGAATGAATGTTATCAAATTCACTTTGAAAGTAAACAAATTAAAGACCAAAGCAATGGTGAAAATGTTAATTTGTATGAATCAGTTTTTTCAACTAATGAGGGTATTAGAGAATATTTTCATTATGAATTGGGTAATTTAACTAGAATGTTTAAAGGTGATATTAATGATAATTTTTATTTAGATTATTTAATTTCATTTGGTTATACAGAAGCTTTGTTTGATTGTCTTGATGAGAATATTCCTATACTTAAAATAAATGGAAGAAAAGTCCCTAAATTACCAGACATTTCTAAATTCAAAAAAGTAGACCAGTTATTACTTATTAAAGTAGGATTACATGAACTTCATCCGTCTATTGGTGAATTAAGTAATCTTGAATTACTTTCATTGCCTTATAATAAATTGACGAAAATTCCTAAAGAAATAGGAAAACTTAAAAAATTGGATTTTATTAATTTAAAAGGAAATCCGATTAAATATATTCCAGAAGAAATAGCAGAATTAGACCCTAGTAAAGGTGGGCGATTATTTAGAATCTCAATTGATTTTAATCACATCGGAGAGGCTAATTATAAAAGACTTAAAGAGCTATTACCTAATGTTATAATAGGAACTTAATATAATAGCTAATAAAAATTAAATAAAAGCCTCTAATATTTATTTTAGAGGCTTTTTTTTATAATAATACTTAAAAATGAAGTTATATGAAATGGAAAAGAGTAAATCACGGTCCAATTAACGAACCTATAATAGAATATTTAGAAAAGTTGATTACAGAAGAAATTAAAAAAGGTAACAAATTAAAAGTAGCTATTGGAACCGATTCTCAAAAAAGAGGTAATGGATATAATTACGCTACTGTTATTGTTTTGGTTAGTGAAGGTAAAGGTGGTAAAATTATGGTAACAACTGAATATGATAAGAGAAAACCTAGCATTACTGAACGTATGCTTAAAGAAGTATGTGAACTACCCATTTGCTAAAGACAAATGGGCTTCGGGTTTCACAGATTTGTGCTTTGTTGCCAAAGTCTTATTTGAATCTCCACCCGTGTAATCGCCAGTTCCTGACGATATTATTTTCAATCCTTCGTTCAGAATATTCTTTGCAGCATTAAGGTCACGGTCTAAAACGTGTCCATTTTTGCAAGTCCATTCTCTAACAGAAAGATTTAAGTCTTGATTTATCCAACCGCACTCACAGCAGGTTTTGCTTGAAGGATAGAAACGATTGATTTTTACAATCTGTTTATCGTTCCAATCAGCTTTGTATTCAAGCAACCTAACAAAAGTTCCCCAACTTGCATCAGAAATGTGTTTGGCGAGTTTATGGTTTTTGACCATTCCTTTCACATTCAAATCTTCTAATGCAATTAAATCATAATTAGATACTAATTGATGAGATACTTTGTGTAAGTTATCCATTCGTGAGTTGGTTATCTTTTCGTGAAGTCTTGCAGTTTTTCGTCTTTGTCTTTCAAACGAATTACTACCTTTTATCTTACGAGAAAGATGTTTTTGTGCTTTCGCTAACTTTTTTTCATATTGCTTTGTGTATTTGTTATTCTTGAATTTAATTCCATCAGAAGTAATAGCAAAATCTTTTAATCCTAAATCTATTCCACATACAGCACCAGTTTTTTCTTTTGGGTTGTATTGTTCTTCTGATAGTATTGATACAAAGTATTTCCCTGTTGGTGTTTTACTTAAAGTACATTTACCAATTTTACCTTTAACTTCACGGTGAACATTAACTTTAATTCCTTCTTTAAACTTTGGTGCGTAAAATCTTCCATTTTCAAGTTTGGCAAACTGTGGAACAGTAAAACTGTTCTTTTTCTTTTTAGACTTAAATCGTGGAAACTTAGCATTGCCTCTAAAGAAGTTAACATAGGCAGTATCCAAACATTTTAAAGCAAATTGTAGTGATTGGCTATTCACTTCTTTAAGCCAAGCAGTTTCCTCTTTCTTTTTAAGTTCAGTTAAGATAGCTGCCTGTTTATAGTAATTATCAGACTTCTTATCGGTTTGATATTGCTCTTTCCTTTCATTTAAAAAGTAGTTGAATACAAAGCGAACACAACCAAAATGCTTATCCAACAACACTTTTTGCTCTTTTGTTGGCTGTAATTCAAATTGATATGTCCTAAAAATCGTTTTCATTCTACTATTAAATAGTCTGATTTTATGCAAAGTTAATACTTTTTTTTAAATCCGCTACATTTTTTGTAAATATTTCAATCGAATTTGAGAAACATTCACAAAAAAAATTTCGCTACTATGTCTAAAAAAAGTAATTACATCAGCACAAATCGTTCAAAACACTACTTAAAGTGTCATTTAATCTTTGTTTGCAAGTATCGTAAAAAGTTACTTGTCGGTCAGTTAAAAGAGGATATGCGTTCTATTTTTTTAAGTATTACCTCTAATTCAGATTTTGAAATTGAAGTGTTTGAATCTGATTTAGACCACATTCATTTTCTTATTCGTTATATTCCTCGTCTTTCAATTACTTCTATTGTTCGCAAGTTAAAACAAGAATCTACTTATCACATTTGGCGTTCATCCCACAGGTCATTCTTATTTAAACATTTTTGGAAAGAACATACTTTCTGGTCTGATGGTTATTTCGTTTGTTCAATAGGTGAAGCATCTCCTGATACTATTCGTGAGTATATTCTCAATCAGGGTTAGTCGCTTACATCCCACAGGCTAAAGACCTGTGGGTTTTACGCTCCGTCATATAAATCAATTGAAGTTGCATATGAAATATGTCCTATATTAGATTTGTATAGAATTCCACTTGAAATACATGCAGATATTAATACAAACCCAAAATATAAATCAAATGTAGCTTTAAAACAAGCTATAGGATGCATTCAAGGCATGGGTTATGAATTTAAAGTAAAACCAGATGCTTATGCAAGTACATCTTGTGCTGATAGTCTATGCTAATCTTAAAATACTTAATTTTTTTTTAGCGTTATTTTTTTTTTCTATATTAAGATATATTTATAAATACAGACTATAACTATTATTACTTTTTTAAATAACTATTTAAAATGGAAAAAAAAGAAACTAAACAACAATCTAAGGTTGTAAGAATCAATGAAAGTGCTTTGGTAGATATAATTGAAAACATCGTAACTGAAGCTATTGCTGAAAAGAAAAAAGAATGGATTGCTGAACAAGCAAAAAAACAGGATGTACTTATTGCTGAAAGAGTAGATAAAATATTAGCAGAAAAGCTTAAAAGTTTACTCGGAAGCAATAACAAGTAATTTTAAATATACATAAATAGGTTATAAAGCTTGAATGGTTTGCCATTCGAGCTATTCCTTTTTATATATTTTTGTTTTTTTAATTGACATTATAGTTAATTTATAGTATATTTGTTGAATGGAAATATTAGAAAAATTAACTAAAGAAAACAAGCCATTAGAAGTTATTACAAATATAGATGAATTCACTAAATTCGCTGCCAAAGCTTTTGATTGTGAATTTAACGGTACTGCACGATTTTTTCCTTGGGGAGCCCCAAAGAAAATTCCACAAATATTTAATATTGGCGTTATTTATGGAGCAAGTGGGTCTGGCAAATCTACGTTATTAAAAACATTCGGAAATGAAGAAAAATTTGAATGGGACCCGAAGAAATCAATAGTTTCACATTTTAGTACACCAGCTGATGCTATAGATAAATTAGGGGCTGTAGGTTTAAATTCTATACCGAGTTGGTATAAACCATATCATGTACTATCAAATGGAGAAAAATTTAGAGCTGAACTGGCGCGTAAAATAAAAGATGGGGCTGTAATTGATGAATTCACATCAGTTGTTGACCGAAATGTAGCTAAAGCTGTTTCGGTATCTTTATCAAAATATATTAAAAGAAATAACATTAAGAATATTATATTAGCAACTTGCCATGAAGATATTTTAGAATGGCTTGAACCTGATTGGGTTATTAACACGAATTCTGGGGAAGTATATTCTGGAAATTTTTCAAACGCCCAGATATCTATCTCAAAATATATCCAGCATCAAGGGATATCTGGGCAATGTTTAAGGACCATCATTATTTAAGAGGTGATTTACATAAATCTTCAAGATGTTTTATTGGTATTTGGAATGAACAAATTGTAGCCTTCGGAGCATCAATTGCAATGCCTAATGGTTATGTAAAAAATGCTTGGCGTGGGCATAGAACAGTTGTATTACCCGATTATCAGGGTATGGGAATCGGTGTTCGATTCTCCGATGCTATTGCCCAAATTCATTTAGATGAAGGCAAGAAGTATTTTTCAAGGACAGCGCATCCAAGAATGGGATTTTATAGAGAAAATTCCCCTCTATGGAAGGCAACGTCAAAAAATAAAAGACTTCGCACAGATGTAAAGCATTTAAACGTATTTAAAAATCATTATGCCGATAATAAAAGGGTGTGTTTCAGTCATGAATACGTTGGCGCGACAAAAAAAGATTGAAAAAATTTGGAAGTTCAAAATTTTTTTCGTATCTTTGAAGTCTTAACCAATAAATCTAAAAAATGGAACAATCGAAAAATTTAGAAAAATTGATTAAAAGACTCACAATCAATTTTTTGGTTTTGAGTTTAATTACAATCTTCGGATTTATTTTTTTGGGATACTCAGTATATAAGCTTGAGCATCAGAAAGAAAAGGAATTTATTGAAAAAACAAATAAGATGGATAGTATGATAAATGAAATAGATACTATCCGACTTAAAATTGACCAAGTGATTGGTGAAATCCTACCTAAGAAAGATTTCTTGCGTGCTATTGGTCATGCAGAATCTGGGAATAACTATGCTTGTGCTAATCAACATGGTTATATTGGGAAATATCAGTTCGGCCTTAGTGCATTAGTTGAAACTGGTGTTTGTGAAAATTATGATGAAGCTAAAATTTTCAGGGACGAATTTCTTAATGCCCCAGATAGCATACGCATCGTAAAATGGTCAGGATTTGAACAAGAAAGGGCAATGTTAAAGCTAATGAGCATTAATAAAAAGGATTTGAGACGTTATATCAAGGAATTCAAGGGAAAAATCGTTAATGGAATATACATCACAGAATCTGGCATCTTGGCTGCTGCTCATTTGGGTGGTTCTGGCAGTGTTAAAAAATATTTTGACAATCAGGATAACTTTTCTGATGGAAATGGCACGTCAATTGAGGCGTATTTAAAAAGGTTCTGTGGATATAAAATTTCATAGCAATTCCTGATATTTATAATAAATGAAACGAATTATTATCATAGTAGCATTGATGCTTTCCGCGGTCCTATGCGCGGGGTAGACTTTCGTTGAAATGATGTCGCCAGAGGATGCAAAAATTGTTCTTCTTAAAGTGACAGATTCAACCCAAGCTGATATCGTTATTTATCTTACCGATGATAATGATGAAGCTCAGACATGGGATTGTATGTGGAAAATAAGAAAATGGGGATTTGCTAATTTCTCTTTATTTATCGCCACAGATACTAGTCAGCTTAGAATGCCAGAATCTGAATCACTTACTGGAGAAAGCTACTTGGTTCCATATCAAGGGAAAGTTTACTTCACAACCGACAAAGATAATAGGGGTTATAATAATCCAAAATTCAGAATTGATGGGATGATGAAGGTCACCAGACGAAATCAAAAATTTTATATTCAATAAAAAAGCGGAGAAAACTCCGCTTTTTTATTTAGTATGTGAATCCTAATGTTTTAGCTATAACATCGTACTGTTCAGGTTCCATCCAATCAGTCCAAAGAACCCAATTATATCCATTCCCATATCGCTTTGGCCTAACAAAGCTTTTTGCACTTAAAAATGGTAATTCCAATAATTGTTCCATGACATCATCCGTTACCATTATATATTCGTCATAAACTTTGAATTGTGGCACGTTTTCGCTCTGGGTGACCTTGGATATCTCTTCGGCCAAAATCTCGTTAAAAATGCTTGTAAACGATTCTGAAGCCATTTTTTCTAGCTTCTTCTCCGATGCTTTTAACCCAGCTCGTTTATTTGAATAGTAATCCACAAATTCTTCAACATGGTCCATGGCAATTTCGGTGGCCTTATCTTTATCTTTGGTATGTTCCATTTCTATTTCAATACCCGCTTCAACTTCTTTTTTAATGACATCAACAGAAACGCCATGTTTCTTAGCCAAATCTTCCATTGTAAGTTTATCAGCTTTACCACCTTTAATCTGGTTATAAATCTTATCAGTTTTCATTTCATTAATAGTTTTAGGTTATCTTATTATGGCTTCCATAAAATCCCAATGTTTATGTTTGCCTTTATTTGGTACAAATCCAAAAGTCTTATAAAAATCAATTAAAGCCGATTTGGAAGTATTAGTAATTTGTTCTGGTGTTAATCCTACAACTAGATTATTCTTATCAGCATAACGCATTAACTCATTCATTACTTTACCGCCAATACCTTGTCTCTGCTGTTCTTTTGGAACCTCAATTCTTGAGATTACCATACCGCCAGCATAAACACCGTCATTAACCCTTTTGCTATATACATCTAACTTAACAGGGTATTGACCTTCTAATGATTGAACTAATTCTTCTAAACCCATAATTTTTATATAAATATCTCATAAATATAAAAAAAAAAAGTGACTATTCAGTCCCTTCAGTTGGTGTTTCAGTTTCATCAGGTTTCTCATTCGGTTCACCTTTTAAAACCATTTTATCAGTTTTTTTATTATAACTGACCTTGATAGAATCGCCTTCGTTGATGTTGCCAGCGAGGATTTCTTCACACACATTATCTTCAATATGTTTCTGAATTGCTCTAGCTAACGGTCTGGCACCATACTCATCATTATATCCAACATCACAGAGATAATCTATTGCAGTTTTATCAACAATCATATCATACCCCATTTCATTAATTCTAGTATTGAGTTTTTTAAGTTCGAGTTCAATAATTTTAGTTATATCTTCCTTAGTTAAAGTTTTAAATATAATAATATCATCAAGTCGATTCAAAAATTCAGGTCTGAATGTTTTCTTTAAAGTTTTTTCGATGATGTCATTAATTCTTTCTTGTGTTTTATCAATATTTTTTATACCAAAACCAATTCCTCTTCCAAAATCCAATGATTCTTTAACACCTACGTTTGATGTCATAATAATTAATGTATTCTTGAAATTAACTTTACGACCGAGCCCATCAGTCAAATGACCTTCATCAAGTAACTGAAGAAGAACGTTAAATACATCAGGATGCGCCTTTTCTATTTCATCAAAAAGTATTACTGAATATGGTTTTCTTCTAATTCTTTCGGTGAGTTGACCACCTTGTTCATACCCGACATAACCTGGAGGAGCCCCAATAAGTTTTGATACAGTATGTTTTTCCATATATTCAGACATATCAATTCTTACCATGGCATCAGCATCGCCAAAAATATATTCAGCTAGTACTTTCGCCATATATGTATTATGTGATAAAATACCGTTGGTATAATAAACCCTTTTGGAGTTTTCTGATAATTCCAAATCATACATGGTTTCTTCATAACCCAAATCTTCAACATTAATGACAATAGCTAATCCAATATCGGTTTTTACTCTATCACCAATAGCTAAATCTTTAACAAAAACTTCTTCATCGTTTTCATTAATTATAATATGATTATCAGCACATTTCAATGAGTAACCATTAGATAATGTTAAATTATATACTTGATATGGTATTGTCTCATGTAATGCTTCAATATCAACCCAACCATCAGGAGTTTCAACTTCGTAATTTGATATTTTAGTGGATTTAATAATTTTTTTATAGGTCCCACTAAAATCTTTAATCATTCCAATTTTTTCCATTATTTTTTTATTTAGTTTAATACAAAGATATAAATTATTTTTTAATTTTGCAAGAAATTAAGACATTTTTTTATTACTTCTTCTTTATTTCCCCATCTATACTCACTATCCCAAATAACTAATACCTCAAATCCATATTGTTCGGCTAATTCTTTTTTATGATTATCCCTAACCCATATCTCTTGTGCAGTTATATTTTTCCGAAAAGGATTGGGGTAATCAGTTGGTTTGTATTTTATTGGGTTTGCATGATAATCATCACCATTATATTCAATAATTTTTTTATTTTTAATATCTGTGAAATCATACCTATAAAATCCATTATCATCACTTAAAACAAATTCACCACCCTTTTTAGCAAAAAAAATATTATTTAATTCGTTAATATTAATATCTTTAATTAACTCGTAAAATAAGTCTTGAGATATTTGAGAATAACCAGCCTTTAATTTACCATTTTTATAAAGAGTTTTTTGCCATTTTACTTGTCTATTAGTAAATCGTTTTTTACCTTCTTCTTCACCATATTTTTCAATACAAGTTTTTAATGAAAAAGTTGATTGATGCTCGGACACTTTTTGTCTTGCTTCTTTTTCTGACAACCCGATTCTTGTCCAGTATTCAATATTTGATGGAATTAATCTTTTTTCAAAATCAACTTGTTTCGCAGCTTCGATTTGATTTTTACTAATAATTTCTCTAGCCTCAGCCTCTGAATATCCTCTATTAACCCAAAACTTAACATTGGTTGGTGTTAAACAAATTCTTTTTATTTCTTCTTCTGAATAACCTTTTTCAATTAGCATTTTTTTAGATTTGCCATGATAAGTTTTAACGCACTTAGATGATTTTTTTTGTTGCTTGGAAATTTCATTGATAGCTTCTTCTTTAGAATAACCTTTATTAATCCAATAATCTTCACATAAACGATTTCTTTGTTTTAGTTTTTTATTACGTTTATCTAGCTCAATCAACGCATCTTCTTTACGCCAACCACGTTCAATCCAATATTCTAGTTTACTATATTTTTTAGTTTTAAAACTATAATTTTTTACCAACCAACCACGCATTAATGAATATGAAACAACACCTTCTTGTTCATTTAATTTAATCATCAACGATTCCATTTCTTTTTTAATTGTTTCATTATTATAACGTATGTTTTTATCTAATTTTAAAACATAATCTTTAAATGTTTCTAAATCTGGGAAAACCTCGTTTACCTCTTTGATTCCTTTACTTGTTTTTATCTTCATGATACCTATTTTATAATAAATATCATGAAGATTTAAAAAGTTTGGACTAATTGGTGTCGGAATCTAATAATTTTTTAAAGTCTCTTATATTAACTTTTTTAATTGAATTATCCCTTTTATCTTTTATGAGTATCTCAGTATCAGATACATAGCACTTACCTACACCAGTTGAACCTAAAAATATGAATGAACCTATAGGTTTATTTTTATCTTTAATCCCAAGCCTGTTTCGTTTAATTGCTTTTGAAATTTTAGTTACAACTTCATCTTGACCGATAACAATTCCATTAAGTTCTTTTTCCATATCAAGTAAACGTTTGTTTTCTTTTATGGAAATCTTACTTATTGGAATACCAGTCATTGTTGAAATCACATCAGCAATAACTCCAACATCAATAACAGTACGTTTTTTATCTAAACTATTTAACCATTCTTTTTTTGCTTCAGCCAATTCATTTTCTAATTTTTTTTCTTTATCGCGAAGTTTAGCTGCTTTTTCATATAATTGTTTTTGAACTACTTCAAGTTTTTCTGCAATAATAGCTTCTTTTTGACGTTCTAATTCTTTAATATTTTCTGGAACATCAAACGAAACATTTGTTGATGCGCCAGCTTCATCCATCACATCGATAGCTTTGTCTGGCATTGACCTATCAGTGATATAACGGTCGGCGAGTTTTACACATTCATGAATTGCCTCATCAGTATATCGAACTTTATGATGGTCTTCATAATGCGATTTAATATTATGTAAGATGATTTCAGTTTCATCTAATGTTGGTTCTTCAACTAAAACTTGCTGAAATCTCCTAACAAGTGCTCCGTCTTTTTCAATGTTTTCGCGATATTCGTCAAGAGTAGTTGCACCGATGCATTGAAGTTCACCACGTGCCAAAGCTGGTTTAAATATATTTGAAGCATCCAATGAACCAGATGAATTACCAGCACCAACAATAGTATGTAACTCATCAATAAAAATAATAATTTCTGGGTGACTTTGAAGTTCATTAAGCATTGCTTTCATACGTTCTTCAAACTGTCCTCTGTATTTAGTTCCTGCGACAACAGATGCCAAGTCTAGCGCTAATATTCTTTTGTTAAGCAAGATTCTAGGTGCTTTACCTTCAACTATTAATTGAGCAAGACCTTCGATGATTGCAGTTTTACCTACACCTGGTTCACCTATCAAAACTGGGTTATTTTTCTTTCTTCTTGAAAGAATTTGAGAAACTCGTTTAATTTCTTTTTCTCGTCCAACTATCGGGTCTAGAGCCTTTTCTTTTGCAAGTTTAGTTATATCTCTGCAAAAGTTATCTAATACAGGTGTATCTTTATTATTTGATTTTGACTCCTTTTGATTATCATTCTTATAGCTATTATTTTCATCATAATCATTTAGATAAGCATCTTTAACTCTAAAATTTCCTAATTCTGCATAAAAATTAATATAGTTAATATTGTTTTCATTTAATATTGTAGTTATATGATTTTTAGGTAACAATAATACTCCAAGGATAAAATGATAATCTCTAATATTATTATCTCCAAGTCTTTCTGCTTCATTGTCAGCAAAATCAAATGCCATTTTTGTATCTTCACTTGGAGGAATTTTGCCTTTATATTTAATTTCAACATTATTAATATTTAAATGTTTACTATTTAGGTCTTGAGTTATTGTTTCAATAAGCTCATCAATATCAACACCTAATGACTTAAATATTTGAATAACGATATTATTACCATTTTCAAGAATAGCCAAAATAATATGCTCTGGTTTCAAATAACTCGAATTAAAATTATTTGCGATAATAAACGCCTCATTAACAATACTTTTAAAGTTCGGTAATATATCTTTTTTCATTTTCATAAAGTAATATTTATTATTTTCAGACAAAAATACATCTTTTTTTTGATAAAAACAAAATTATTGTTGATTTTTTAAAAAAAAAAACGTAAATTTAAGTATCTATAAGTTATTTTAAAAATTAAAAAAGTAAATGTTTGATAATAAAGTTCCGAAATATTCTATGGTTGAGGTTAAAATTAGAATTGAAAAAGATAAAGAAATCAGTAAAAATCCTTCGACCCCTAATGCTACCCAAGTTTTAAAGTTTGATGATGCTGGATTAGTTATAACTGGAAATTACTTAATAGTAGTATTAGATGAAACAAATGTTAATAATACTCTAAGTAGTACTGGAAAAATTTTTAATTTAGAAAACGTCATCTCATATAAAACGCATAATAAATAATAAAAAATAATTTAAAAGTATGTTAATTAAACGTAATGACAATGGAAATAAAGTGGATGTATTATATGAATCATCCAATATTCTAGCTTCTAGCTGGGACAAAAATACAAATGATTTAATTATAACATTTAAAAGAGGTGAACAATATGTTTTTCATAATGTTAAACCTACTGATTATGCTCGTTTTGAACTAGCAGAAAGTCAGGGGCGAGAATTTAATAAACGTATCAAAAATGTCTATAAATTTGAAAAACTTAGGTTAATTGACATTGCTGACTTGTTAAAAGAAATAAATGAATTTAAAACAAAAGAAATATTAATAGCTGAAAAAAATCTTATAACCGCTATGACAGTTTTAATAAATTCTTATGGAAAGAAAAATTCTATCGATATTAAAGAACTTGAAAATATAGAATTATTCATTAATAAATTAAAAGAGATTAAAGAAAAAACTAACAATGAGTAATATCACTAAAAATTTTAAATTTAGAGGAGATTTAAATTTTATTAAACCTTCAAATCCTTTTTATGATTTTAATTTACTCGATAAATTAGCAAAGGATTTTATTAAGAATAACCCATATGAAATGGTTTATGATGGTAATGATTATTTTCTTAGGGCAGCATTACTTTTTCATAATCATGTTATGAATTTAATAGAATCTGAAAAATCTGAAGATGATTTAAATTTGTTATTACCATTAATGAAAATAATCGTAGATTATAACTTACCAATAGCATTAATGCCAGTATTAGAATATAAAGGTAATACATTTTATACCGTAACAGCAAAAATGAGATGTTGTATTCAAGAGGATGAACGGAATATACCTAAATTTGAAAAAACTTTCAAAAAAAATCTTGATGTTATGATTATTAATGGAAGAGAAAATAATCCGCCATATGCTTTAGGCGTTTATAATTTGATGTTTACGCCTATAATGTATAATCCAACAAATTTTGAACGAATTAGAAATGTAATGATAAGATACTTTACATATGGAATAAACTAATAAAAAAAAATTAAATGAAAGGTTTTTAAAATGAATAATGTTGATTTAACATATCATGAGTTATTAAAAGATATCATTAATAACGGAATAGATAAAATAGATAGAACGAATGTGGGCACCAAATCAGTTTTTGGGAGAATGATTAGATTTGATATGCGTGAAGGATTTCCACTTCTAACTACAAAAAAAATTCATGTTAAATCAGTAATTCATGAATTATTATGGTTTTTAAAAGGTGATACTAATATCAAATATCTTAATGATAATGGTGTAACTATTTGGGATGAATGGGCAGATGAAGATGGTAATCTAGGTCCTATTTATGGAAAACAATGGGTTGATTGGGGTGGTTATATGAAAAACATAGATGGTGAAAAAGTATATTTTAAAGGTATTAATCAAATACAATATATAATTGACCGTTTAATTAAATTTCCAGATTGCCGTAGAATTATGGTGAATGCATGGAATGTAAGTGATTTAGATGAAATGAGACTTATGCCGTGTCATTATGGATTTCAGTTTTGGACAAGAGAATTGACGAGAGAAGAGCGTATGGGAATATATATTAAGCGATATATGAATAGTTTTAGTGAATCTGATGATTCTATTGATATTAAGTTAACTACTAATAATATTCCAACTCGCGGAATATCATTATCTTGGAACCAAAGAAGTTGTGATGTTGGATTAGGAATCCCGTTTAATATAGCATCATATGCTTTATTATTACATATGGTTGGACAACAAGTTAATATGATACCATTAGAATTAATTGGTATGTTAGGTGATTGCCATATTTATTCTAATCATATTGAACAGCTTAGAGAACAATTAACTAGAGACCCACACAAATACCCTCTTCCTAAAATATGGTTAAATCCTGAAGTAAAGAGTATTTTTAATTATAAATATGAAGACATAAAAATATTAGATTACCAATCATATCCAACCATTAAGATGCCAATTGCTGTTTAATCTTCATAATTTTATAAAAAAAATAAGCCCTTGGTGTTGAATCAGGGCTTTTTTTATTTATCGTCTGAATATTTATATTAAAAGTAATTTAGTATGGCATCATTAAAAAACATCATAATTGAAGAGCTTAGAGGTGTTTCCGAAATAGTAAAACCAGAAGAAGTAGATTTAAGTTCTTTTGTAATGCGAAATACATTAAACTCGAAAATATGGAAATCTGAAGATAAAATTGACCCTAAAATTAGAAAACAATTATTGAAAATTGCTGATGATTTTGTTGAATTTTTAGATATTCCATGGGTTGAAGTTATAGATGTAACGTTAACTGGAAGTTTAGCAAATTATAATTGGTCAGAATACTCAGATATTGATTTACATATTATTTTTAATTTTCAGGACATTAATGAAAATGAAGAACTGGTTAAAGATTTTTTAGATTCAAAAAGAAAAATATGGAATGATACTCATAATATAACAATTTACGGTTTTGAGGTTGAAATTTATGCTCAAGATATAAATGAACCGCATACATCTACTGGTGTTTATTCGCTAGAATATAATAAATGGGTTATAAAACCAAATAAATTGAAGCCAAGATTTGATAAAATTTTAATCAAGAAAAAAGCATCTGAATTAATGACCAAAATTGATGATATTATTGAAATGTATCATGAAGGTAAGTATGAAAGAGTTGTGAATGAATCTGAAAAATTATGGGAAAAAATAAAAAAAATGCGTAAAGCGGGTCTTGAAAAAGAAGGTGAATTTTCATATGAAAATATTGTTTTTAAAGTATTAAGAAGAAGTGGTTATATTAATAAATTTATGAAAATTAAAGACCAAGCTTATGATATTTTAAATTCTATATGATATTTATTAATAAATAACAATTTAATTAAATAGAAATTTATGTCACTTCATAACAAAGTTCCAACAATAATACATTCAGCCGCTGATGCTGATTTTAGTAAATATACTTATTTTCAAGTTTTGGCTACTGCTAATACTAGCGCTGTAATTAATGGGGCATACGTTTACATGAATGCAGGGCTTCTTATTACAATTTTAGTGAAAAGTATTTCAGGTAATGATGTTTATGTTTTGGGCTCACCAATTAATACGACAACAGGTGTATCATATGCTGGAACTGAAGATATGCCTCAATTAGGTGGTAGTGCATTTTTAGAAGGAAATGATAGTGATGAGTTAATTAATGATAGTGATGAGTTAATTAATGTGGGAAAAGAAGCGCCTACTCGACCTCCGACTAAAATCTAAATAATGTAATTTATTAAAATTACTACATATTTATAGACAAATAATTTTATTTTAAAAGAAATTGTAATGAAAAAAGATATGATTAATCCTATAAGTCTTAAAGGGCAAGATAAATTAAATAGAATACATGAATTAATGGGGAAAATTAATCCCGTTATTAACGAAAATGTTTCTAATTCTGTATTAGAAATTTATCATAAAGGTGCAGATGGTAAAAATTATGGTATTGTTAGAGAAAATTATAAATATTACATTAAAATTGCAGAAGATAAAAATAATTTAACTGTAAAAGATTTTCAATATATTGGTGGGCTTAAAAATAAAAATGATTATGTCTTTGAATCATATGCCAAAGCTGTTAAACATTTAAAACTTAAATTAATGAGTTTAGATGAAGCTTATGGTATTGAACATGATTACGATAATAATGTATTGATGAAAGAAGGCGCATTTTCTTATGGTTTTAAAACTGAAGAAGAAACCAACGAAATGTTAGAAAATGAATATGTTGAAGAAGACGATTCAGATAAAATAGTTAACAAAGCTGACTATACAAAACATAAAAAAGAATCTGATACAGATGATTTTGATGATACAATAAAGCTTAATGATGCTCAAAAGTCAAAAATAAAAGATAAACTTCAAAAAAAATTTGATTTAACTGAAGAAGAAGCTAATTATCTTGTTGATGAAATTTTATCTTGCGAAACTTGTTATAATTCAGTTAAAGAAGGCTATGATGATGAAGAATATGGTGATGAGGATTATGAACGTGCATCTAGAGAACAACAATATTATGGAAGAAGTCCTGAAGCTGGTGCTTTAGACGAAAAAAAAAAACTGTAAGCGAAACTGAAATAGACGAAGTTAAATATAAACTTAAAATAAAAGACCCAACATCAGAACCACCTCAAGAGCCAGCATTTTCTGATTCTAAAGGTGGTTCTGATTTTAACAATACTGATAATAATAGCAAATCATTTGATAATAAATCAGACAATGAAATGGCTGATGATTCGGATAAGCCATTTAATGATAAACCATTCGATGCTGGAGTTGAAGTTTCAGAAGAAGATGACCCTAAAAAGTTCATTCAGCAATTAACAGGAAAATTAGGTACTTCCTTAAGAAAATATAATAAAGAACAAGGTAATCCAGATTTTGAATTAGAAAAATTTGTAATTAATTCTATAATTTCTGCAACACATAGCGGTATTATGGATGAAGAAGACCAGAAAAAAATTATTAAGAAAGTTAAAACTGCTGGTAAAGATGATAATAATGTAAGTGTCGATACAAACAATAATAAAGATGATAATGAAAATGACGATAAATCAAAACCAACAGATAACAAAAAAAATAAAAAAGAACCTGTAAAATCATCTGATGAAGAAAATGATGAAAATACTGAAAATAGTGAAGATTGGTCGCCGACTGAAGAATCATATAAAAAAAATAATGAAAAGTTGAAAAATTCTAAAAAAAGTGGTATATTTGAAGATGAATTAAATAATATTATTATGAATAGAATTAATGAAACGTTTAATATTGATAATATGATTGAAGAAATATTAGGCAATATAACCACAAATCCTCAAAAACCAGATGAAGAAACTATAAAAAAACCTAGGACTGATGAACCAGTAAAAAATCCAAGACCAAGACGTGAAAGAATTTGGAGACCAGAACCAGGTGAATCACCAAACCCAAAAGCTAGAAAAAATGGATAAAAAAAAATTATATTTAATTTTTATTAATGAAATAGGTAAGAATTGGAAAGGTGAATTTATATATGAATTCCTTTTTTCAAATTCTACCGAAGGAGTGGATGGTGAAGCATGGGATGAATACCCCGCATCAGGTAAACCAGAACCGCCGAGCCAACAATTCATTAAAGCGGTAGGTTTATTAACTTCTGAAATAAAATTTGATATTATTCAGAAGAGTGATACTTTTAGTGTTTGGGATGCAGTGGATGGAGTAATTGCATTGGCTTGGGAAAACATAGATGATTATGATGAATATCCAGAGTCTAGAATATTTTTTAAGTTTGGAGATACACTTGAAGATGTTGAAGATAAACTTTATGAAAGGGATATAAGATTAATTCTAACAAAAGTTCAGGAACATGAAAAAATCTAAAAATAAAATTAATGAATCGGAAATTTATATAACCGATATTAAGGATATGCAAGTAGTTAAAAATAATATGAAACCTGATGATAAATTATATGTTATTGGGAATTCAGAAACGTCTAAAGTTAATGAAGAAAAAGAAATTAATAATAATACCCTTATGATTGTTGAATATTATAAAGATATGGAAGGAGAAACTCCTTTTATAGTTAATGGTATTAAATGGATGTATGTATGGGGAAAATATCCTAATGGTAAAATTGATATAGCTGTTTATCGTTTTGACCATAATTTGACTTATGGTTATGATTGGTTTAAAAGTTTTATTTTAAATAAACAAACTAATTTGTCACCAAAAAAAGAAATAGGTGAAGATATTAATTCACCGACTAGTACAACTAATAATAATCAAAATGGAATTACTCATAAATTTCAAAAGGATGTTGATGATTTATTTCAAAAAATAGCAGATAATGGAAATATTAAATCTGCATTATCTAAAATCAGTACACCTGTTGAAAAGTATGAAGCTATTGTTAGATTCGCTGACTTAATTGGCGTACCTAATGATAAGTTAGGAATGTTAATAAATGACATTAAAAATATTTCTACTTCAAATTCAAATCAAACAGAGTCAGTAAAAGAAGAATCAATTAATTCAGGTAACATAAACAATTTAAATGAAAATAAAAATCCTAGAATGACTAAAGCCGCATTAGCAAATTATATCATAAAATTAAATAAAAACGTTTAAAAATAGCATAAAATGGAAAAAGAAGAAAAATATAAAAAACTTATTCAGGACATACTCAGTAAAACAAAAACTGATAAAGCCCTCAATGAGAGTCGTGTACGCTATGATGAAGCTCATTCAGAAAGAATGTTACCTAAATTAGAAAGGGATTTAAGAGAACGTAAACATTCTTTAGGTGACCATCCAATTTTTCCTGAAAGTGATGAACTGCATTTTGAAGAAAAAATTATAGGTGAAAGATTCGGTGAAGTTATTCGTGAAGTAAAACGTTATTTTAATACGAATGATATTGATAACGTTAAAATCATGCAAGAAATGTATCCAATGATTAAAGAATGCATGAAAATTGAAGAGAAAAACAAAAAAGAGTTGGAAGAATTGGCTATTAAAATGATTCGCGATGAATATAATATACCAGAAGACATGGTTGAAATCGAAGCAGAATTGACGCCAAATATAAATATGGAAGGTACTAAATTAAATGCCATTCCTATTAGAGTTGATGAAGTTGATTTTGATTCTCATGAAGATATTGCAAAAGCTAATTCTGAAGTTTATAAAAGAAGATTTATAAATGCGATGAATCAAGGTGCGGCCATGAAGACAAATCATATGTTTCATATGGTTGATGAAGATTTAACTAAAATTGACCCTACACTACCAACAAAATATGGAAAAATCATGTCAGCTGCTGATTATATGTATTATATTGTAGATAATATTGATAACAGTCCAGCTATAACTGGTGGTATTGTGAAACTTGAACTCCCTACTAACGAAGATGGAATACCTAAAATCAAAGCACAGGCGATGATATTTCCTGTATTAATACATGAATTAGTTAAAGGAGTGATGGAATTATTAGCTGCTCATGGTTTACCGAAAAATCCTAAAATAAGAAATTATGTTTTAGGTAAAGCTGATTATTTAAAAGCTGAAACATGGGATATGCGATTAGGACCTGCATTATGGAGTAAATTAACTAAACTAATACCACCTGAAGATTTTCATCTTAAACACTATTTATACGCTGATTTGTGTTCATTACCAGTAGAAAAATTCAATAGTGATATGCGTGAAATTATGGCTGGAACAAAGCTTGGTAAGGATATTGTTAATAAAATGTTAACCAAAATTAAAATCGATTTACAAAAAGAAGAATTTAATAGGGTTATGGATGAAAGACGACAAGAATCCGAACGAAGCTCTAATATTATTGACAATACTGATGATTTAGAAGACTATTGGAACCAAATAGGATTTTAAAAATGCCTTGAATATCCAAGGCATTTTTTTTTTATAATAATCAATTAATTTTATTTAATTTTTTAATGATTACTAGAAGCACAATGAATATTTAAATACTCTTAGACTGAAATACTTGAAATAATAGCTAAATTATGGCTTAATATAGCTATAACCGTACAAAAAATAATATTTTATATAATCAGCATATTTATTATAAAACTAAATATGTTGACTAATAATGAAATATTAGAAGAATTTGCAAAGGGTCTGGTTAATCCAATATATATTATTGAAAATTATTTAAAAACATTTGATAAAACTCAAGAAGGTTTTGTACCATTTAAATTATTTCCCAGACAACGTGAAATAATTGAAAGTTACATGAACCACAGATTTTCTATCGTTGCAAAGCCTAGACAGGCTGGTGTGTCAACGACTACGGCAGCATTTGCCGCCGTTAAAGTGGCTTGGGCTGACCCAGATAATCCCGAAAAAATATTAATTCTTGCCAATAAACAAGACATGGCACAAGAATTTTTAGCTAAAATTAAAGATTTTTTATCTCAATTACCAAGGTGGGTTTGGGGTTCAAATTATTATGGAACTGTAGAAAAAGAGAGTAAAGAAATTTTTTTAACTAATTCTAAAAAGCATTTAGTTTTACCTAATGGTTCGCAAGTTAAAGCTCTTGCTACATCTAAAGATGCTCTTCGTGGTTATACACCTACATTCCTTATAATGGACGAGGCAGCATTTATTGATAATGGTGCTGAAGTATTTGGTGCAGCCCTTACAGCACTTGGTACTGGTGGTAAAGCTACTTTAATTTCCACACCAAATGGATATGATGAATTATATTGGAAAACATTTGATGGTGCCAGAAATAAAACCAACGATTTTCACATCGTTGAAATGCATTGGTATGAAGATTTAAGATATAACAAAGATTTAGTATGGTTAAAATCAAGCCCGAATGGTGATGATATTATTCGCGAAGAAGAAAAAACTTTTACACTTGAATCTTTTAGGAAACGAATTGATGAAGGATGGAAACCAACATCAAGTTGGTATGAAGAAATGTGTCGTGGTATGAATAATGACAAGCGAATGATTGCTCAAGAGCTTGATGTTTCATTTGTAGGTTCTGGTGGTAATGTAATTGATGAAGAATTTATTGAATTTCAGGAAAAAAATAATTGTATGGACCCAAAATGGGTTAGTGGTAAAAATAAGGAATTTTGGATTTGGGAACAACCGATTGAAGGTCATCAATATATCATGGGTGTTGATGTTGCCCGTGGTGATGGTGAAGATAGTTCAACTATTGTTATAGTGGATTTCACAACAATGGAACAAGTGATGGAATACAAAGGAAAGGTCCCGCCAGATTTGTTAGCACAGATAGTTGAAGAGTATGGGAATTTATATAATGCTTATACTGTGGTTGACGTTATTGGTGTAGGGGTTTCAACTATTTTAAAGTTATTAGAAGTTGGTTATAAGCGTTTGCATTATGATGAACCACGTAGCAACGTGCTTAAAAATCGTAGAGATTTGAATCAATACACTAAGAATGGTAAAATACCTGGCTTCAATGCGCAATCGGTTCGTTTACCTATGATTGCAAATCTTGAATATGCTATTAGAACAAATACCATTAAAGTTAGGTCAGTTAGAATGACCTCTGAAATGAGAACATTTGTTTATAAGAATGGGAAACCAGACCATATGCATGGATGTCATGATGATTTATTGATGTCATTGGCAATGTGTTTATGGGTATTGGAGCAGAATTTTAAGAAATTGGAAAAATTGGAAAATCAAACAAAAGCCATGTTAAAAAGTTGGATTTCTAGTAGCTCTTTAAATGAAAAGGAAAAAAGTGGATTTGTGCCAAAAGGTACTAAAGAGAGTACTGGACGACCAAATTTTACTCCAAGTATAGCTAAAAATATGCAAGACCCTAAAGGTGAATTTTTGTGGCTATTTAGTGGTATGCGTTAATATTTATTTAAAAACAAATTTATGGGATTAAAAAATAAAAATGTGTTTATTAGGAAAGTAAATCCTAAAATGGTTTATAGGTGGTCGCCTATGGATGCCAATCAAAAGGTAATTAAATCAAAAGGGAAAATCAAAGGTGAATCATGTACCGCTATTCCAAATTCTCAAGGTTATGACAATAAAACTGGTTATGTATATAAAATAATTAACGATAACCACAACGCGTACATGGAATGTGATTACGTTAAATAAACTTTATATTTTTAAAAAAATGATTATAATAAACTAAAAAAATCACTATATGGCTCAAAAACTAACAATATTTCAAGGATTAACAAGATTATTTGGACCTGATGGTTATGATAAAAATAGACCACTGGATAGTAGTAATAAATATAATATTGGGAATGAGATTTTACTTAAAACCAAAGATAAAGCAGAATATGAAACAGCTAAATTACAAGCTCAGCAGGCAAAATATTTAGGGCAATTATGGCGTAAGGTTGATGGAGAAATGTTTCAACAATCAATTCATTATGAAGTTACGAGAATTGGTTCGTATGCGGATTTTGAATCTATGGAATTTTATCCTGAAATCGGAGCTGCATTGGATATTTTTATGGAAGAATCTACGACCGTAAATAATAAAGGTAAAATTCTTAACATTTATTCTGAAAGTAAACGTGTAAAACGTGTGTTAGAAGATTTATTTTTTAATAGATTAGATATTCACACAAATTTACCGATGTGGGCTCGTAATTTATGTAAATATGGCGATAATTTTGTTTACTTAAATACTGATGATAAAAACGGTATTATTGGTTGTAGACAGATGCCTAATTTTGAGATAGAGAGGAGAGAAGGTGATATTTTAAATTCAATGAACGCAAGTAGAGATGTCTTAACTAATGATAATCAAAGTAATCATAATAGAGTTAAATTTCATTGGAAAACTAAAAATATAGTATTTAACTCATGGCAAATAGCTCATTTTAGATTATTAGGTGATGATAGAAAGCTTCCGTATGGTACTTCGTTATTAGAGAAAGCTAGGAGAATTTGGAAACAATTATTGCTTTCTGAAGATGCTATGTTGATATATCGCGTAACTAGAGCACCTGAGCGTAGAATTTATAAAGTTTTTGTTGGTAATATTGATGATAAGGATGTTGAACCTTATTTAAATGAGATTGCTAATCGTTTTAAACGTAAACCAGTTATAGACCCACAAACAGGACAGATAGATTTACGTTATAATCAATTAGCACAAGACCAAGACTTATTTATTCCAGTTCGTGATGAAAACGCTGCAACCCCAATTGATACCTTACCAGGTGCAAGTAATCTTTCTGAGATTGCTGATATTCAATATTTGCAAAGGAAATTATTTACTGCTTTACGTGTTCCTAAAGCATTTTTAAATTATGAAGATGCTTATGGAGAAGGTAAAAATTTAGCTTTACAGGATATTAGATTTTCCAGAACCATTAATCGTATTCAACAGGCATTAATTATGGAATTAAATAAAATTGCTATTATTCATTTATATATTCTAGGATTTACAGATGAATTAGATAATTTTATCATTACATTAAATAATCCATCTACTCAAGCTGAAATGCTTAAAATTGAATATTTGCAATCTAAAATTGCATTATATAATGAAGCTGTAAAAGATTCTGGTAATGGTTTTGCTGCTATGTCAATGACAAGAGCTAAACGTGATATTCTTGGATGGTCTGATGAAGAAATTAAACAAGATTTACTTGAACAAAGAATGGAAAGAGCAGCTGCAGCTGAGCTTGAAAAAACCGCTAAGATTATTAAGCATACGGGTATTTTTGATAAAGTTGATAAAATTTATGGTGACCCTAACTATGACCCATATACTGATACTGAAGAAGGTGATATTGGTAGTACTAGTAAAAAAAGTGGGGGTAGTGGATTTGGTGGCGGATTAGGTGGCGGATTAGGTTCTGAAATAGGCGGAGCTGGTGAAAAAGAACTAGAATTCGGCGGTGAGGAAGGTGAAGAAGCTGCTGGTGATGAAGAACCTGAAGCTGGATTAGATTTAGGTTCTGAAGAAGCAGTTTCACCTGAAGAAGCAACACCGACTAAAGAAACTATTAAAAGAGCGGGAAAAATATTAACTGAAAAAAAACACATTTTAAGTAAAAAATTAGAATATCGTCAAAAAAAATATCAAGAAAATTTTCTTGATAAATTAACAGGTTCATTAAATAAAGAAGACCATTTAAAGGATGAAATTACTAAGATTTATGATAAAAGTATAAAAATTAATGAAGGTATTAATAATATTATTGGTGATATTGATGAATTACTTAAAGGAAGTGATTAACTTTCTATAGAAATATTATATTTATTAGAAAAGATTTAGTTATGCAAAATTTCGGTAAAATAAAAAATGCTTTCAATGAAGTTCTAATTGAAGGAATTTTAAAAAAGTCTGATAAAAATAAAAAAATTTTTCAGTCTTATATTAAGGCATTAAAAGAAGATAAAATTTTAAAGACTCAATATTTAGTTTATAAAAATTTAGAATCTAAAGTTGAGCCAGATTTAAATATGGCGATAGATTATGTAAATGAAAACATTTCCTTACTAAAAAGTTTTTCTCCGAAACAAATTATTGAAGCTAATAAAAAATTAGTTAAGCTATTAGGTGAATTTAAAAAAATGTTAGATGAAAAATATGATGAAAAATTAGAAAAACTTCATGAAAATATTTCATATTTAGTTACACATAAAAATACCAACATTAATGCTACATTTAATCGTAAAAAACAAATTGCAGAATATATTATTATACCAAAATCAAAAGAACCGATTTCTGAAAACATAGTACCTACTAAAGTCTTATGTGATATAGCTATTAGAAGATTTAATGAAAAATATTCTGACCTAACTGAAAATGAAAAATCTTTAATTAAGGTTATTATTGAATCGGATAGTGAAAATCAAACAATTTTTTTTAAGAATATTAAAAATACGTGTATTAAATTAATTGACGAAAATCTTAAAAATGCAGATATAGAAACTAAAGAAAAATTGTTAACTGTTAAAGATAAATTATTAAATTTGGAATTTAACAAAGAAACATTTTCGGAAAGTGCTATAAAATTAATAAATTTAGCTAATGATTTGAGTGAATAGAGTTATGATGGAACAAGCAAACTGGGAACTAATTGTTCATAGGCTAGATACAATAGCTAAAAATCAGGAAGTCACTACTGATAAATTGAATAATATTGAGGAAAAACTTACAAAATTTGAAAGTATTAAAGATTCAGTTAATGAGCTTAAAAGTTGGAAAAGTTCATTACAACAAGTCATATCAACGAATGAATTAAAAGAATTAAGGTATTGGAAACTGAAAATGGATGAGATTACATCACCGAAATTATTAGATGAAACACTAAAAGATATCGATAAACTCAAAACATTTAGGACCCAAGCTTTAATGATATGGGTGGTTGTTCAAGCTATAATGGTTGTATTAATTTTTTTAAAAGATATTTTATCTTAAGATTTTTATAAAAACATCCTATTGACAAATCCTGATTTCATATTATATTTATGATATCAGGATTTTTTATATGAAACGTGGTAAAGAATTTAAAGTAGATGTAATTCCGAATTTAAATGTTGTATTTGGTACAACGGACAATAAAAAGCCAAAATCAGTATACATTAATATATCTGGATGGGCAGACCCTATAGATGATGATAATTTTAATTACAACAGAATTATACAAAACATTCATAAACAAATTAAACAAAACATATATAATTATGGTAATCGTTCTATCTTTAATTTAAATAAAACTATTGTGGATTTTGATATGCGTCAATCTGGAATTATATTTGGAAAACGAAGTTATATGAATTGTGAAATTATATTATATCAAAATAGTGAATATGCTCTAATGTCAGATGAATTAAATGAAGCTTTAATGAATATTTTAAATGTTGTAGTTAATAAAAATTTAAATGATAATAAGTATTTTAAATTTCATAGAAAGAAAGAGTGATGATAAAATATTATAATAAATTTAACCCCTAATCAATTTGGTTAGGGGTTTTTTATTTATATACATATATTTATTATGAAAATGGTAATATGTATAGTGATGAGTTAAAAATATTAAAACCAGGTCAAACTGGGTTTGGAATTATGATTGAACAAGACGCAGGTTATATTTCTCCTAATGATATTAGGAATAAACCATTCTTAAATGAAATGCAAAAATTGGGTGAAGGTAAGGGTATAATGATTGAACCGTTAATAGTTTATGCAGTTCTACAAAAATATGGTGTTGAAAATAGAAATGGGCGTATTTATCCAGAAGCTATTCTTAAGAGAGAAGTAGAAAAATATCAGCAATTAATTCGTGAAAAACGTGCAATAGGTGAATGCGTTCCAATTGGAACCGAAATATTTACTAAAAATGGCTGGAAACGAATTGAAGAAA